GGCTATGGTATACTATGTCTAGATGAGGTGAGAAATGCAGAATTCTTTTTTAGCTAACGTAAATATCGAGAATGTTTCAAGGGGTATGATGCAATCTATAGAGGTTTTAGAAAAATATAGTAAGCCTGAGAAATATGCGATAGTTGCAAGTGTGTTTAATTGTATGTTTAATAATAAAATGAAAGGAGACCGGACAGTAAGTGACGTTATGGAAATTGTAGATAATATTAGAAGAGATTGTAAGTTAAAGAAAATCCCTGAGTTCGGTGGGGCAGAAAATTTTATAAAAGGAGAGTTATAATGGCAAATGCTAAGATTCATGTAACACCCGTAGGTACAGCGGTTTACCCTTGGCTCAATACTCCAGATACAAAGTTTAACCCTATGGGAGAATATTCTGTTACCCTAGTTTTGAGTAAATCAGATACTAAGGTTGTTAGTGATGTTGTAAAACCTATGATGAACGGGGGTAAAAACAACCCTATTAAGCCTGAGGTAGATGATCAGGGAAACAATACGGGTAACTACAAAGTTAAGTTTAAGTTGAAGGCTAAAGTTACTCCTAAAAACGGCAAGGCTTTTGAACAAAAACCTGTCTTATTGGATGAAGATGGTAATAGGTTGGAGAAGTTGATTGGTGGTGGTAGTAAAATCAAGATAGCTTACGAACCATACGCTTATGATGGTATGGGTGGGGGAGTAACCCTCAGGGTTAAAAAGGTACGGGTAGCTTCCGGTGGGTTGGTTGAATATCAATCTAAAGACTCTGTAGATTGGGGTGAAGATTGTGTAGATCGTCCTAAAGAAGAAGTTGAGGAAGTTGTTGATGAACTTGAAGATGAGGACTTCTAAATGCCTAGTGTAGAAGATATATTAGAAATGGATGCTCAAATAGTATATGAGAGAGTTGTCGAATCAGAACCAGAAGCAATATATTTACTGTTTAATGATATGCGTGATATAATAAATGAAGGAACATTTCCTAAGAGTGCGTTTTATACTGTAAAAACTACTGACGATGTTCTTAGAAAATTACTTGATCCATCGGAGCTTTTTACTGATAAATATGAAACCAATTAAAGGACTAGCAAGGGGTATTAAAGAGGGGTATCGGTCAGGCCTGGAGCTTTCAATGGCAGAGCAATTAGATAGTGAGGGGGTTCATTGGAAGTATGAAGCCTACCGCATACCCTACAAACCAAAGACACAGCATTATACTCCCGATTTTAGTATTGGTGGGAGAGAGCAAGACATAAAAGAGATACACATAGAGACAAAGGGTAGGTTCTTAGCAAAAGATAGGACAAAGCATCTATTACTAAAAGAACAATTCCCTAGCATGGATTTAAGATTTGTTTTTACGAACCCTAACCAAAAACTTTATAAAGGATCGAGGACATCTTATGGAGAGTGGTGCGAAAAACATGGATTTAAATATGCAAGACAGTCAATCCCCGATGAATGGTTCAGCGAACTTGGAGAGTCTGTGTATCGGGCATGAACCTTGTCCTTCCTGTGGTTCTAAAGATAACTTAGCGAGGTATGATGATGGACACGCTTACTGTTTTGGCTTTGGTTGTGACTATCGGGAGTCTGGTGATTCTACTCCTGTCGTTAGAGTGGAGACCACGAAAACGAATTTCAAACCCGTTCAAAGAGGAGAGTTTCAAGACCTTACTACAAGAAAAATCTCAGAAAAAACCTGTAGGTTCTTCTCCTACTCCATTGGAAAGTACCAAGGTAAGCGTTGCCATATTGCCGAATTCAAAGATTCAAGTGGTACGGTTGTCGGACAAAAGATTAGATTAAAAGACAAAGACTTTAGGACATTAGGTGATTGCTCCGGTTTATGGGGTAAGCACCTGTGGACTAGGGGAAAAAAGATAGTTATAAGTGAAGGTGAACTTGATGCCCAAAGTGTAGCGGAAATACAGAATCGTAAGTGGCCTGTAGTTTCACTACCAAACGGAGTTAAGTCTGCTAAGAAAGCTATACAAAAAGATTACGAGTGGCTAGTTGGTAATTTTGAAGAAATTATCCTTATGTTTGATATGGATAAGGCTGGTCAAGAAGCTGCAAGTCAGGTAGCAGAGTTGTTCAAGCCTGGAAAATGTAAGATTGCTAGACTCCCCGAAAAAGATGCGAGTGAGTGCTTACAGAAAGGTTTGGGTGATCAGGTGGTGAGTGCGATATGGAACGCAAACATCGTCAGACCTGATGGGATCGTAGCGGGGGAAGATACATGGGAGTTAGTTAATACTCCCATGACCCCTAGCGATCATGAATATCCTTGGACGGGACTTAATAAGAAAACATTAGGTGCTCGTAAAGGAGAATTAGTTACTTTCTGTGCTGGAACTGGTGCTGGAAAGTCTACTATGGTTAAAGAGATAGCCTCTTATTTCCTCAGCAAAGGGGAAACAATAGGTTATATCGCGTTAGAAGAGTCGGTTAGACAGGCGGCTCTAGATTTTATGTCAATAGAAGCTAATCAAATGCTTCACCTTCAAAATAATATAGAAGAAAAATTTTTGAGGGAAACTTGGGAAAAAGTTTTTGCAAGTGGAAGGCTATTTCTTTATGATCATTGGGGGAGTGTAGACGGAGATGTACTTACCAATCGTATTCGTTATCTTGTTCGCAGTTGTGGTGTGGGTTGGATCATTCTTGATCATATCTCTATTGTCGTGTCGGGCATCGGAGACGGAGACGAAAGACGAATGATAGATAACCTCATGACTAAGTTGCGTTCCTTGGCTGAGGAGTTAAATATAGGGATGTTTATTGTGTCCCACTTAAAACGTCCCGCTATGGGGAAAGGACATGAAGATGGAAAACAAATCAGTTTGGGAGACCTTAGAGGAAGTGGAGCAATCGCTCAACTCAGCGATTTCGTTATCGGACTTGAAAGAGATCAGCAAAGTGAAGATGAAACAGTTGTCAGAATACTCAAAGCTAGATACAAAGGGAGTGAAACCGGAGTTGCAACCTCATTACATTACTCTCATGAAACTGGTAGACTTAGTGAGTGTGCAGGAGATCATGTACTTGAAGGTAAAGACTTTGGAACTCCGAATTTCTAAATTAGAGAAACGTTTTCCTCAGGGAGATTTAAAATAATGGAACTTGTTTTTGATATAGAGACTAACGGTTTATTAAATGACGTTGACACAGTACATTGTATTGGAATGGCTGTAGTTGGTGCAAAAGCTGGTCAACTATACACAAATGATATAGGTTCTTTTATAGACGATGAGTTTAAATCTTTTGATAATTTAGACGATGCTTTGGATATGATGGGAGAAGCTAATACATTGATTGGACATAATATTATAGGCTTTGATCTTCCGGTTCTAAAGAAAGTTTTAAACTGGTCTCCAAGAAAAAGCACTAAGATATTTGATACCATGATAGTGTCAAAGGTATGCCATCCTGATCTAAGGGAAGTAGATGCTAGGCAGAGGAAGTTAGCCCCTAAGTATTGGGGTAGTAACAGCTTAAAGTCTTGGGGGATGCGTATTGATTCCTTTAAAGATGATTATGGAGAGACCGCTGATTGGACTAAGTTTACTATGGAGATGGCTAAGTATTGTGTCCAAGATGTTCAAGTAACCCTGGACTTATACTATCATCTGTTAGATCAGGAAGTACCACAAAATGCAATAGATATAGAAACTCAATTTGCTCACATAATTTCTAGACAGGAAAGACATGGGTTTGTTTTTGATGTCGAGAAAGGAAAGGAGTTATATGTTGGCTTACTTAGAAATCAAGAACGGCTTGCTAAAAAGCTCAGGAGTTCATTTGGCAGTTGGTACATTTCTCAAGGAGAGCATACTCCTAAGAAAAATAACAAGACTAGAGGCTACACAGTTGGAGCAAGCTTTACTAAGATTAAGGCTGTGGAATTCAACCCAAATTCCAGAGACCACATATCGTCTAGGTTGCAGAAGTTGTATGGATGGCTTCCAAACTCTTTCACTCCTAGTGGAAAACCAGAAGTAAATGAAGCTATACTATCTAAACTTAAGTTTCCTAATTGTAAAGAACTAAAAGAACACTTCTTAATTAGTAAACGGATATCTCAATTAGCTGAGGGAGATAATGCTTGGCTAAAACTTGAACGGAACGGACGAATACATGGGAGAGTAAATACAAATGGTGCTATTACTGGACGTTGTACTCATTCTTATCCTAATATAGCCCAGGTTCCAGCAGCTTACAGCCCGTATGGTTCTGAATGTCGGGGTTTGTTTGGTGTTGGGAAGGGTAATGTATTAGTTGGAGTAGATGCTGATGGCCTAGAACTCAGGGCATTAGCTGGTTACATGACTAGGTATGATGGTGGTAAGTATGTTGAAGCTGCAGTATCAGGAGACAAGTCTAAAGGTACTGATATTCATAGCTTAAACATGAAGGCATTAAATATAACTGATAGAGATATAGCTAAGACTTGGTTCTACGCTTTCATTTATGGGGCTGGTGATACCAAGCTTGGTGCTATTCTAGGTAAGGGTTCAAAGACAGGACGAATATCAAGACAAAGATTTTTAAAGAACGTAGCTGGTTTAGATGATTTAACAAGTAAGG